GTAAAAGGCAAAGCAGAGCAAAAGGTAAAGAATGGAAACAAACTAAAAGTGGCTATCCAAAATCAATACTTACTTTTCAGTATGATAAAGAAAAGTTACACCCAACACAAAAACCTATTGAATTAATGGAATACCTTATTAAAACCTACACAAACGAAGGGGATATAGTACTGGATAACACAATGGGTTCGGGAACAACTATTTTAGCTGCTATAAAAAATAATAGAATAGGAATTGGAATAGAAAAGGAAAAACAATATTATGATGTCGCTGTTCGTAGGGCTTCGGAGTATTGCCACTAACGTTAAAAATAACCGCAGTTTGCCTATACGGTTAGTTGATTCGGCAAATTGCGGTTATTGATTGTTAGTAGCCGTTTTTTATTCACAAATTAAAATTAGAAATATGAAGAAATATCAAATAATTTACGCTGACCCTGCTTGGACTTTTAGCAATAGATTAAGAAATGGAAGCCCCGAAGCAAACGGAACAATAAATATAGTTCATAGAGAATTGAGTGAAACTTATAACACTATGACTATAAAAGATATTTGTAATTTAAAAGTTCCTGAAATAACCGATAAAGATTGTGCGCTGTTTATTTGGACAACTGATGCACATTTAGAAGATGCAATGAAAGTTATAAAATCTTGGGGGTTCAAATATAAAACCATTGGCTTCACTTGGCTTAAAAAAGAAAAAAGCGGTATTCAGAGTTGTTACGTTGGTTTCTGGACTTTAAAATGCGGAGAAATATGCTTGTTCGCTACAAAAGGCAGTATGAATAAATACCTTAAAAAACGTAATGTAAGACAATTAGTTGAAGCAGTAAGGGGTAAACATTCAGAAAAACCGAACGAAATAAGACAAAGAATAGTTCAAATGTTCGGGGAAGAATTACCAAAGATAGAATTATTTGCAAGACAAATACACGATGGCTGGGATGTTTGGGGAAATGAAGTCGTTAGCGATGTCGTTCTTTAAAATGGCTACTAACTACCTACTAATCGCAACTCACTACCTTAACCCCTTATAAACAATGGAAAAAAACCTTGACACGTATTTAATTACTTACTCAAATTACTTTGAAATTGACGGTAAAACTTTTGCTTTCCGTAAAAAGCAGTTATTCGATATTAGTGATATTCCAAAGCGTTTGGAGCTAAAAGACAATAATAACTGCTTAGGATATTGGATCAATCGCAAATGGTTTTCTTTGTCAAAACTAAAACCGTTGGTCAAAAAACTAAACAAAATAATCGATGTTGTAGATAAAAGAAAAGGAAAAACAAATGTTAAAGATATACTTTCGATAAATAATAACACATAAAGAATTGCGTAATCAAAAGTAAATTTGTTGCGTATTAAAGAAAAATGATTATCTTTGCTAGTGTAATTTAGTGAGATTTATTACAACCGAAAATATTATAAGAATCCGATATGGAAAGCGAAATCTCACATCACGCTGACTGTATCGGATTTCACTTTTTATATTATGGTAAAGCAAATTAACGGTACTCAAAGATTTTTTATTTCAGACGAAGGATATTGTTTTAAGGTTTCTTTAGGCAAAGAAATACCAATTCCAATAAATTTAATAAGAGGTATTCCGAAAGTTAAAATAGAAAACAAAAGAATAAGTTTAATTTTATTGATGATTGAATATTTTGGAGAAATAACATCGATAAACATTAAATATTCATTCAAAGTTGTAAATGGAAAATTACCATTGAAAAACATTTATATTAAACAAATATCAGACGATGCCGACGAGGACAGTATAAATATTTTTAAATATAAATGTAAAGAAAAAGCAAGCTCGCAAAATAGTAGGGTTTCTTATAGCAGCACAATTACAGATGTTGACGTTTTGAATTGTTTAAAAAGAACAAATTTCAAATGTTTTTATTGTAACGTGCAAATATCTCCAGGAAGGTGGCATTTAGATCACGTTCAACCATTATCAAAAGACGGATTAAACAGTTTTACAAATATTACTCCAGCGTGTAAAAACTGTAATTTAATGAAAGGAGCTTTGTCTTTAGATAAGTTTATATTTCAGGTTGAATCTATACATAAAAACTTAAGCAATTTTTAAAATTATACTATATTATGAAAGCATTTGAATTAATTAAAACGGATTACGAATTCAATCACCTTGATGAATCGGCAGAATTTAAAGAATACATTGATTATGTATTCGAAGGTAAGAACACTATTTATTTAGTGTTTAAAAAAGATCATAAAGGATTTAAAAACCCAAAAAGTCATATAGTTTCATACTACATGAAAAGAGGATGGTTAAAAGTTAAATTCTTTAAACAATGATAAAGTTAAGAGATTACCAAGAAGAGTCCGTAAATCTTTTATCAAACGGATTTAAGAAACATAAGCGTATCGTTTTATGTTTACCAACAGGATCAGGAAAGACAGTAGTGTTTTCTGAAATAGTGAGAAGAGCTGCAGAGCGTGGAACAAAAACAATCGTATTAACCGATAGAACAGAATTGTTTAAGCAAACAATTAAATCTTTAGGGCGTATTGGCGTAGCAGTTGAGGAAATATCACCAAATAAAAAACACACTTACTTAGATGCTGTTATTTATGTCGGGATGGTAGAAACTTTGAAAAGGCGTAAGGATTTATTAGCTAATCTAAATCCTTCTTTAATTATTTTGGATGAAGCTCACAAAGGTAATTTTACCTCCATACTTGATGCTTTTGATTGTAGAGTTATTGGAGCAACAGCAACCCCGAAAGGTAAGCATTTTGCAAAATATTATACTGATATAGTTCAAAATATTGACGTACCAGAATTGGTAGAACAGGGTTTTTTGGTCGATTGCAAACCGTACCAAATGCAAGATGATTTTTCAGATTTACAAACTAAAGCGGGTGAATTTACTTCTGATAGTTTGGATATGCATTTTAATAAACCACAACTTTATAGCGGAGTTGTTGAAAATTGGACAAAATTTGCAAATAATAAAAAAACAATTTGTTTCAATGTTTCTATAAAGCATACTATTGCTATAAATCAAGCTTTTTTAGATGCAGGAATAAGTTCTGAGTATATCACATCAAACACTAAAAAAGATGATAGAGAACGTATTTTAAAATCATTTACAGATGGACATTTTAAAGTTTTAAATAATTGCGGAATACTTACAACTGGATATGATGAGCCAAGTATTGAATGCGTAATAATGAATAGAGCCACTAAATCACTTCCTTTATGGCTTCAATGCGTTGGGCGTGGCTCAAGATTATACTCAAATAAAGAAAACTTTATTCTTTTAGATTTTGGCGGTAATCATACAAGACTTGGAATGTGGAATGAACCAAGAACCTGGAGTTTGAAAGAAGAGAAAAAACGAAAGTCAAATGAAGTAACTCCTTCGAAAAGTTGTCCACAATGTTCTGCTAGTGTATTTGCAAGTGCTAGAATTTGCCGATATTGCGAGTTCGTTTTTCCATTCGAAGCTTCCGAACTTAAGGAAGGCGTAATGATTGAGGTTGTTCCTACACATTTAAAAGGTAAAAATATTGCTGATTTATCTATTGATGATTTAATTGAATTGCAATCCACAAAAAAACTAAAAGCATCTTTTGTTTGGCGTGTAATTCGATCTTATGGAGAAGCTAGTTTAACTGAATACGCAAGAAAAATGAATTATACTAAAGGTTGGATTTATCATCAAGCGCAAAAGCTTGACGATTCAGAATTTAAAAATTATAAGATATGAGTCAAATAACATTATTTAATGGATTCCCTGCAAAAGGACAACCGCACTTTGCTTCTGAACATATTTCTATTTCGGACTTTTTAAATTTCGTTAAATACGGAAAATGGAAGCACTTAATTGAGCCTATTAGAATTGAACCCGATTCTAAAAAAAGAGCTGCATTAAAAAGAAATATTCCTTCATTAACAATATCTGGTGTGTTTGAAGAAAGGAAAGAGGAAAACTTATTAGAACATTCTGGATTTATCTGTATTGATATAGATCACTTTACAGATAAAACACAATTACTAACAGATCCATACACTTATGCACTTATGAAGTCGGCTTCTGGTGGCGGTTTGGCGGTTATTGTGAAAATTGACAAGGATAAACACAAAGAGTCTTTTAAATGGCTTCAAAACTATTACTATAAATTCTTTGGAATTGTCGTTGATTCAGCTCCTTCGAATGTAGCTTCATTGCGTTTTGTTTCTTACGATCCTGAGATTTATGTAAATGAAAAATCAAAGAAATCTAAAACTCTTTTATTAACTCCTAAAAAAGTTAAATCATTACCAATTGTTTTGCCACAAAATAAAGTAGGTGAATTGGTTCGTGAATGTGTTGACGCAGGAAAGGATTTAGCTCCAGACTATGAAAAATACAGGAATTTAGGTTTTGCCTTAGCTGATGGATTTGGTGAAGATGGAAGGGTTTATTTTCATTCTCTTTGTTCGGTTAATGAAAAGTACGACAGTAGGCACGCAGACAAGCAATACAATGAGTGCTTAAAAAATAGAAAGTCAGGCATAACCGTAGGATCGTTTTATTTTACTTTAAAAGATGCAGGAATAGTAATTGAAAATGAAAATCAAAAGTATGTTCAACTTGCTACTATTGGTAAAAAATCAAAACGTTCTAAAGAAGGTGTTATTTCTCAGTTAGTTCAAATTAATGGAGTCGATGAAAAGCAAGCTGAAAGATTAGTAGATGAAGTTTATCGCAGGGATGACGTTTCATTAACCACTGCTTTAGGCGATCCAGAAAAACTTATTGAATCTTTAGTTGAATGGATGAATCAAAATCACCCAATAAAGAAAAACTCACTTACTAAAATGATTGAAGAAAACGGATCTGATGTAAGTAGAGAAAGAATGAATACAATATATTTGCGTGCTAGAATGTTTTTCAATACTAAAGATGTTTCAAAAGATTTGATTGAATCGATAATTTTTAGCGAAAATACACCTGAGTTTAATCCTATTGCTGAATACATAGAAAAGAACATTCATAGAAAATCAACAGGTAATATAGACCAACTTTGCAAAACAATACGATCCAATACTGATATGAAGAACGTATTTATTAAAAAGTGGCTTCTATCGATAATTGCATCATACGAAGGCTATCCAGTTAGATCAGTACTTTCTTTTGTAGGCGGTCAAAATAGTGGTAAAACAGAATGGTTTAGGCGGTTGCTCCCTAATAACTTAAAAAAGTATTATGCTGAATCAAAATTAGATAACGGGAAGGATGATGATATTTTGATGTGCCAAAAGTTGATAGTAATGGATGATGAGATGGGAGGTAAATCAAAGCAAGATGAAAAGCGTTTCAAAGAACTAACTTCAAAATCTGTTTTTTCATTACGTGCACCATACGCTAGACATAACGAGGATTTTAAAAGACTTGCTTTGCTTTGCGGTACATCAAACGATCCACAATTGATAAACGATCCAACAGGGAACACGAGGATTTTACCTATTGAAGTATTATCAATAGATCACGAGTTATTTAATTCTATTGATAAAGATGAACTTTTTATGGAAATATACCGAGCTTATGAATCTAATGAGGAATGGCAATTAACTAAAGAAGAACTAGGAAAATTAAATGAAGTTGGAAGAGATTTTGAGCAAACACCTTTTGAAAGAGAATTAATATTGAAGTTTTTTAGAAAAAATGATAATAACGGATTTTCTGAATGGTTAACCGCTACCGAAATAAAAGATGTAATTGAGATAAATTCACGACAAAAAATACTTTCAATGAAAAAATTTGGATCTGAATTAAGAAGTTGTTTAGGCAGTCCAAAGAATAAAAGGATAAATAGTGTAGTTTTATCACGCTATGAAGTAATACGTACTTATACGTCAAATAACAATCAATCTGTTGATGTTGAGGAAGATACGTTTTTTTAGGTTGTATGATATGTTGTAGGATAAAAACTTACAAAAAAAACAATGACCCTAGTAACCATAAGGCTTTAGCAAGGTTGTAAGATAATAATAAAATATTAATTAGATATTATAGAGTTACATACCTTTTTATTTTTAAAAAACTTAATCACGATAGAAAACAACTACATGAGAAAAAACGAACAACCTTACAACCCTACAACATTTTAAAATCACTATTATGACAGAGAGCTCGTTGCAACAACAGATTTATAATTTTTTCCACAATACGTATTGCTTAAAATATCATAATCCTAGATTGCTAATACATTCAACCCCTAACGGTGGTACTCGTAACAAAATGGAAGCAATCACAATGAAAGCCACTGGGCTTGTATCAGGAATAGCGGATTTAACAATTAAACTTCCTAATTCATTTTTTATAGATGTAGAAGTAAAAACTGAAAAAGGTATTCAATCTCCTAATCAAAAGGATATACAAAAAATATTAGAAGATATGAATTGCAATTATATTATAGTTAGATCTTTGGATGATTTTAAAATGAAAGTTATTCCAATAATTAATAAATATTTATTATCTTTGCAGAACAAAATCACGTCCGACAACAGTGATGAAAAATATTAGCCTTTTTAAATGAAGCAACCCGTCGGACGGTTGCATATTTTAGAAAGGCATTTTTTATTTAAACAAAATATGGAAAACATAAATCTATCAAAAGAACAGTACCAAGCTTACAAGCTGATTGAATTAAGCATAAATTTCCAACGCAGTATTGAAATAATAGACGAACTGGAAGGAATAAATCACCAGATTAAAAACAAAACACTAGCCAGCCAGCTAAAGGCTATTTATCCAAGCCTAGACAAACAATGTCACATTTATAATAAAATGTTCAAAGCCGAAGAAGAGGCAGTATCACATTTTTACGATATTACAAAAAGAAACGCAGAATACATGATGAATTATAATCTTCTTGATAAAGCTTTAATTTGCAGTTTTTTAGTAGCGCACGAAATAGACAGCAAGGCTGTAGAAGGAATTATTAATAAAATAATAAAAAAAAATGAGCGAAAAAGTAAATAATCCAGAACACTATGGAGGTAAAAAAAATACGTATGAAGCTATCAAAGTCATAGAAGCGCACAACCTAGATTTCTGCTTAGGAAATGCAGT